GAAAACAAAGGTTGATTTGCTTATGTACAGCGCGCAAAACCATGGCCGGGCAGAAAAAACGACCCCTTGCCCCCCGCCCCCCGCTGTGTACGTAGGGGGGTCTCACACAAAATTTTCCTCGGTTCTGACGTATGACTTGCCCTAGCTGCGGAGCCGACCATCACCAGCTATATGACGAAATCGCAGAACTATGCGAATGCTACTGGTGCGGCCACCGCTATTGCGCAGAAGAGCAAGACGATGATAATGTAGAAACACCAACATTGAGGGAGTTAGGAATTGACATATGATGAGGTAATGCGTTGCGCCGATTGTGGGTGCGAGGAGTTCAAGTGGGAAGATGCGGAGCATTGCCGGTGCAAAAACTGCGCTTGCCCTTGCACAGAACATGTGCCGGTGGCTTATGCTACGGGTGACGGGTCTATGGCAAAGCTCATGGCTAATGGGCAATGTCCTAAGTGCCAATCGGAAATGGGCGGCGAGATGAAATGCGAAGCGTGTGGCTTGGAGATAGCAGGGTGAAAATTGTGGATATATTAGACGAGGCGAAAAACGCGGTTGCCGACCGTGGCAAGAATTACGGCAATGTATACATCAACCATGAGCGCATAGCCGCGCAGTGGTCGATTACATTAGGCACCGAGGTCACCGCCGAACAGGTGGCCATGATGATGGTGCAGGTGAAGCTAGCGCGGCTGATGGAGACACCCGACCACATGGATAGTTGGGTAGACATTGCGGGTTACGCGTGGACGGGAGGCAAGTGTGTCCAAGAAGCCCCTGACAACTAGGCAACAGCGTGCGGCGCTGTCCAGCCCTGACGCAGACCGGCGCGAGGCGGTGGTGCAAGAGCTAGAGGCTATCGCGGCTGGCGAGGCTACCGATGTTATTAGCTGGGATGCTATGGGTCAGGTGCAGCTTACGCCATCTCACCAGTTGCCAGAACGCGCACGGCGTAGCATCAAGAAAGTGAAGGTAACGCCGAACCAGCACGGCAACACCATCGAGGTGGAAATGCACGACAAGCTGTCCGCGTTGCGCTTGCTGGCAAAGCATCGCGGTTTGTTAGAGCCGAACAGTGATGACCAACGCCCATCCATGATAGGCATTAACGTGACTGGGCCGCAAACCACAACCTATGAGGTGAAGGATGTCAGTGACGAAGATGACGCACAATAATTTTGTGCGGTTTTTTTCTGACTACGTTATCTGCGACCATTGCGGCGAGGATACGCGTGGCCGGTGTTACGCTGAGACACAGCAAGTTGTTTGCTCTAGTTGCAAGGGCGTGCTGTTAGATATTGATGAGCGCATGACCGACCCTGATGTTACAGAGGGCATGATGATAGTAACGTATATTCCCGGAGACTTTGATGGCGAGAGCGACTAGAGCGACTGACAGGTCGCGGCGCAGAACCAAGCAGCCGACCACCGAGGTGCTGAATGGCCTTAACTTAGATTTTAGCGAAAGTCCGACCGTATGGGATTTTTTAAACGACAACTCTTTTGTGCGGGGTCTACTTGGGCCAGTAGGCTCTGGAAAGACTTATGCCTCGCTGGCCGAGGTGATGCTGCGTGCTGTAAAGCAACCACCTTCGCCAGTGGACAATGTAAGATATACGCGTTTTGCCGTAATCAGAAACAGCTATCCCGAACTGCGCACAACGACCATTAAGACATGGCAAGAGATATTCCCTGAGAATACTTGAGGGCAGATGCGTTGGTCGCCGCCTATCACGCACCACATTAAGTTGCCACCGCGTGACGGCACGCCGGGGCTTGATTGCGAGGTTATCTTTTTAGCGCTCGACCAGCCCAAGGATGTGCGCAAGCTGTTGTCACTTGAATTGACCGGCGGCTTTATTGACGAGGCGCGAGAGTTGCCAAAAGCGGTAGTCGATGGCCTGACATCGCGTGTCGGTCGTTACCCGACCAAGCGCCACGGCGGTTGCCCTTGGCGTGGTGTGTGGATGTCTACCAACCCAATGTCAGACGACCATTGGTGGCATCGCCTAGCGGAGAAAGAGCCTATCAAGGGCAAGTACCCGTGGAAGTTTTACAAACAGCCCGGCGGCGTTATCGAGGCTACTAAGGAACACGAACACAATATCTTTGCGGCTAACAAATATTGGATAAACAACCCGCAAGCCGAAAACGTAAACAACTTGCCCGGCGGTTACTACGAACAGCAGTTAGCTGGCAAGCACTTGGATTGGATACAGTGCTACGCGGCTGGCCAATACGTTTATGTACAGGACGGCAAGGCCGTGTGGCCAGAGTTTAGCGATAGCATTATGTCCAGCGATGTTGAGATAGAGCCGGGTTGGCCTGTGCATATTGGGCTTGACTTTGGTTTGACCCCTGCCGCCGTGTTTGGTCAGAAGATGAACAACGGGCGTTGGCATGTTGTGCATGAGCTTGTCGCGTTTGACATGGGACTAGAGCGCTTTTGTCACCATTTGATGGCTGACATAAATACGCGCTTTCCTAAGTCGGAAGTGTTTATCTGGGGTGACCCGGCTGGCGCAAAGCGTGATGAGATATTTGAGGTAACTGCGTTTGAGCATATGCGCACGCTTGGCTTGCGCGCACAGCCTACCGCGTCAAACGACTTTATGGTGCGCCGTGAGGCTGGTGCTGCGCCAATGAACCGGCTTATAGACGGCAAGCCCGGCATTATCGTAGACCGTAGCTGCACGCGCACCCGCAAGTCGCTAGCTGGTGGCTATCATTTTAAGCGCGTTGCGATGGGTGGCGGTCAGGAACGGTTCAAGGATGCGCCGAACAAGAACGAACATTCGCACGTTGGCGATGCTTACGGCTACCTGATGATGGGGTCTGAGCATCGCAAGCTAACGCGCAACAGCCATGCAAGCGGCCAGTTTAAGCAGATGACAGCCAAGATGGACTTCGATGTTTTCTAGCAACAAAGACGCAACTATAGTGCCGTTCCACTGGGCGCACCCGTACAATATGGACTTGCGAGAGTTTGACAAAAAGCCATTTGACGATGTGCCTAATTACGAAGCGTTGCTAAAGATGTACCAGCAACAGGAGCATGCCTATACGGTATTGCATCAGGGTGAAATGATTTGTTCATTCGGGGCTATCAAGCTGTGGCCGGGCAACGCGGAAGTCTGGTTGCTTACATCATATCAATTTGAGCGCGTACCGATATCAGCTACACGCACAGCCATGCGCTACTTTAATCACATTGCTATCGACTTGCAATTACACCGATTGCAGATGACAGTCGAAGTTGATAATTCGTTTGCAGTTAGGTGGGCATCTGCGGTAAAATTCACTAACGAAGGCCGCATGCTAAAGTATGGGCCTATTGGGCAAGATTATTTTATGTTTGCGAGGTATTTTTAATGGGCGGTTTGCTATCCCCTAAAACTCCGGCGCCACCACCGCCAGATCCAGAAATTGCGGCGGCACAACAGCGTCAAGAAGAGCGCCTAGAGGCAGATGAGCAACAGAAGATGCGTGCTATATCTGCGCGCCAACGTGCGCGCCGTACAGGCGGCAAGCGTATGTTATTAAGCACAGCGCGTCAAAACGCTGAGACAGGCATTCAATCAACACTAGGTGGGGGCGTATAATGGGCGGCGTAGTAGGCGCAATCATGGGTTCGCGCAAAAAGAAGTCGGCACCGGCACCAGTAGCTGTGCCAGAGCCAGAGGTAGAGGCCGCGCCACAAGGCGCATCACGCGAACAGCGTGCGCAAGCGGCTTCTCTTAGGTCGCGCCGTGCAGGGCGTAGGTCATTGCTTGGCGGTGGTCGCTTGGGCGGTGGTGAAGGTGAACAAACAACATTAGGAGCAGGGTAATGCCGAAGGTAGTTTCTAAAGACGGTAAGGCGCGCACATTTGCTTACACAAAGGCTGGCATGAGTGCGGCGAAAGAATACGCCAAGCAAACCGGCGGTCGTGTAACTGGCGCATCTATGAAAACAAAAATGGCAAAGAAGAAATCTTATGGCAAAAATAGCTGATAAAATTGGCCTTGGTAAACAATATAAGGGCCAGAAAGGCACGCCAACAGAAACCACTGGCCAGAAGATGTGGAAGTTTTACCAGCGCATGAAAGCGAAAATGGCAGAGGATAATAAGAATGGCTGACAAGAAACCAAAAGCCGTATGGGAAAAGAAACGCCCCAAGGGGCTAGGCAAGCCCAAGGGTTTGTCGCCAGCGCAAAAGCGTAGCGCACAGCGTGCCGCTGCAAAGGCTGGCCGTCCATATCCTAACCTTATTGACAACATGAGAGCCGCCCGTGCGAAAAGTACATAAGAACCCCAAGGGTGGTTTGAGCGAGGCCGGACGCGAACACTTTAAGAAAACCGAAGGCGCCAACCTAAAGCGCCCGGTAAAGAAAGGCACTAACCCGCGCCGCGTATCATTTGCCGCACGCTTTGCTGGCATGAAAGGCGCGGAAAAAAAAGACGGCAAGCCAACACGCCTTGGCCTTGCTTTGAGGGCATGGGGCTTTGGCTCTAAAGAAGCAGCGCGCAACTTTGCGAATAGGCACAAAAAATCATGATGACCCCAGCACAAATATTGAAGCGCCACGATTTGGCACAACGCCGCAAGGACAACTGGCGCCAGATATATGAAGATTGTTATGAGTTTGCGCTACCACAGCGCAACTTGTATGACGGCTATTATGAGGGCGGCGGGTCACCCGGCCAAAACAAAATGGCGCGCGTGTTTGATAGCACCGCTATCAATTCCACGCAGCGCTTTGCTAACCGTATTCAGTCTGGCTTATTCCCGCCACAATCTAACTGGTGCCGCCTAGAGCCGGGGCCAGACATTCCTATTGAGCGCCGTATTGAAGCACAGGCTGCGCTAGATATTTACAGCGACAAGATGTTTGCGCTGTTGCGTCAAACTAATTTTGATTTGTCTATGGGTGAGTTTCTCATGGACTTAGCAGTTGGTACGGCGGTGATGCTTATCCAACCCGGTGATGACATCACTCCCATCCGGTTCACCGCCGTGCCTCAATATCTGGTGTGCATCGAGGAAGGTGCGCACGGCAAGGTCGATAACGTCTATCGGCGTATGCGTATGAAAGCAGAAGCTATTACGCAACACTGGGATGACGCGGAGATATCAGCCAAGCTACAGCGTATGATTGACGATAAGCCTACCGAAGAGATAGAGCTAGTTGAGGCTACTTGCTTAGACCTAGATACGGGCGAATACAATTATTATGTTATCGAGAAGGAAGGTAAGGAAGCCATTGTAGAGCGCACTATGAAGTCTAGCCCTTGGGTTGTGGCGCGCTATATGAAGGTAGCTGGCGAGGTGTATGGGCGTGGCCCACTGGTCACAGCTATTGCTGACATCAAGACACTGAACAAAACGCTAGAGCTATTGCTTAAAAACGCTAGCCTGTCTATTGCTGGTGTATATACAGCGGCAGATGATGGCGTGCTAAACCCGCAGACCATACGCATTGCGCCGGGTGCTATTATCCCGGTTGCGCGTAACGGTGGGCCACAGGGTGAGAGCTTGCGCATGTTGCCGCGTTCTGGTGACTTTAACGTGTCGCAGATTATTATCAATGACCTACGCATGAATATTAAAAAAATCATGATGGACGACACGCTACCCCCAGACAATATGTCTGCCCGGTCAGCTACAGAGGTGTCGGCAAAGATATCTGAGCTAGCCAGCAATATGGGTAGTTCGTTTGGTCGTCTAATCACAGAAACCATGATCCCGGTTGTCTCTCGCATTCTTGCGGTAATGGATGAGCGCGGAATGATTGAAATGCCGCTAAAGGTAAACGGGCTAGAGGTTAAGGTGCAGCCGGTGTCACCTATCGCGCAAGCGCAGAACATGGGCGGCATTGAGAAGATAATGCAGTGGGTGCAGTTATCCGCATCACTTGGACAAGATGGCCAAATGGCTGTGCGCACTGGCGCTATCGCAGACCATGTGGCTGACAAGATGGGCATACCGGCAGAGCTACGCACTTCGCCAGAAGAGCGCCAACAGATGGCAGAACAAATGGCGCAGATGCAAGCGGCGCAGATGGCGATGCAAGCTGGGCAAGCAATAGAGGAATAGCATGATTGAAGAGGGTTGGGATAGCTTGCGGACAGTAGAGCCGCAAGCACGTTTGACACAGCAAGATAACCAAGACGACATAGATAGGTTATATTTGCGCGTGTACGGCAGTGAGGATGGGCAACAATTACTAACACACCTTCGCTCACTGACGATTGAGCAGCCCACTTGGTATCCGGGTGAGGACGCCTCACACGGGTTTGCCAGAGAGGGTCAAAATTCACTAGTGCGTGAAATAGAAAAGCGCATGTTGAGAGCGAGGCAATTATGAACGAACCAGATGGACTGATGGCCCAAGCGCAAGTTGAGGCAGAGGATAACCAGCAGCCGGAAGAAAGCACAATCTCCCACATCCAACCAGAGGCAGGGCCAGCATCGTTAGACGATGTGACGGTTGCTAATGAAGATGAAGAGGTAGAGTTTGCAAAACCTGACTGGTATCCAGATAAATTCTGGAATGATGACGATGGGCCAGACCTAGAAAACTTGGTCAAGTCCTACAGCGAATTGCAGAAGAAGTTTTCGCAGGGCAAGCACAAAGCCCCGGAGCAATATGATGATAGCTTATTTAAAGATGCAAGCATCCCTGATGATGACCCGCTTCTCTCGACATATCGAGATTGGGCGAAGGAGAATGGTATTAGCCAGAGTGCGTTTGACGAGTTGGCGAATAGCTTTATTTCTATGGCACAACAGGAAGAAGAGGTTGCTGAAATCTCTTATCAAGAAGAGCTTACAAAGCTTGGCCCGAATGCTGATGCGACTATTAAGTCGATGACAGATTGGGCGCAGGGTTTGGTGCGCAAGGGTGTTTGGTCAGAGGGTGACTTTGAAGAGTTCAAGATTATGGGCGGCACCGCGCAGGGTCTAAAGGCTTTGCAAAAAGTTCGTAGCTATTATGGTGACCGACCTATTCCTGTAGACATGACCCCTGTGGATGGTGCGCCATCTAAAGAGGAATTGAATGCAATGGTAGGCAAGCCAGAGTACCAGACTGACCCAGCTTTCCGAGCAAAAGTCGAGAAGATGTTTGAGCGCGCCTATGGCACGCAAGACTATTCTGCTATCTAAATAATAGCGCGGCTTGCGGGCCGCGCTTTTTTTTGTTAAAATCCACTTGACAGACAACCACCTGTGGCCTGTTAGACCCGCTTGGGGGCGTAGCGTTTATGCCCAAGCTGTCAGCCCGGCACCCCGGATACCTGATGCGACTTTTTTGAAAACATTTTTAACCGAGAGGACAGAAAAATGGCAGTAGCTATTTCTAACGCCTTCGTACAAATGTTCGATGCGGAAGTTAAGCAGGCTTATCAGGGCGCACGCTCTTTGGCCGGCGTTATCCGCGAACGGACAAATGTAGAAGGCTCACAAGTGAAGTTCCCGAAAATTGGGAAAGGCACCGCAACAATCCGAGTTCCCCAGACAGATGTAACCCCATTGAATGTCAGCTACTCACAAGTAACTGCAACAATGAGCGACTACATTGCTGCTGAGTACAGCGACATCTTCAACCAGCAAAAAGTGAACTTTGATGAGCGCCGCGAATTGGTGCAAGTTGTATCAGGTGCTATCGGGCGCCGCATGGATCAGCTAGTCATTGACGCGCTAAACGCAGCATCCTCACCATCAACAGTTGCTACAACAGTTGGTGGCTCTGGTACAAACATGAACCTTGCGAAGTTGCTTGCAGCTAAAAAGGCGCTTGACACAAAGAACGTGCCAGCCGAAGGTCGTTGCATGGTAATCCACGCAAACGGTTTGGCAGCATTGCTAGACGAAACTGAATTGACAAGCAGCGATTTCGCTACAGTCAAGGCTCTTTCTACTGGCGAGATTGACACTTTCTTGGGCTTCAAGTTCATTACCCTTGGCGACCGTGATGAAGGTGGCTTGCCGCTTCCATCAACACGCACATGCTTCGCGTTCCACCGCGATGCAATTGGCATGGGCATTGGCATGGGTCAGCGCTCAGAAATCAACTACGTTCCTGAAAAGACTTCTTTCCTTGTCTCTTCAATGTTCTCCGCTGGAGCCATTGCGATTGACGATGAAGGCATTGTCAAAATCTCAGCGACAGAGTAAGGAGAACTGAACAATGGCTTATTCATCTACAGGCTGGAACGTGATTGGCGCGGCAAAGAAGGGCAACGCTCCTTCTATGTACACCTACACATCAGCAGACGCGATTGCTACTGTAAACACATCAGGTTATTTCAACGACCTGTCTGACACACTGGCAGTCGGCGACATCATCTTTGTGCATGACAGCGGAACACCTACAATGTCAATTGTCATGGTTGCATCTAATGCATCAGGTGTAGTCGATGTGACAGACGGCACAGCTATCTCAATGACTGATAGCGACTAATCCAATAGCTGGGGCGGTGTATGCCGCCCCGGCCTTTTTTCTTTGGAGTATTAGATGGCTGCTGGCGATACCAAACTATCTATCTGTTCTGATGCGCTCATTATGTTGGGCGCTAATCCTTTATCTAGCTTCACTGTTGGAACAGATGATGCGCAAGTGGCCGACCGACTATATGATGATGTGCGTGATACACTGCTTATGCAGTACGCCTATAGCTGGTCAATTAAAAAGGTAAAGCTAGCGCAGCTAGTGCAAACCCCTATAAACGAATGGAAATATATCTATGCGTTGCCGGGCAATCTGCTTGGCAATCCAAAGGCCGTGTTTAACGTGGGCGCTGTAGGCGCACAACCGCGCCGCGACTTTGAGATATACGGCGATGGCCTAAACACAAACTATGAGCAAGTTTGGATCGACTACCAGTATCGCCCAGAGCCGTTTGAGTTCCCGCCTTACTTTGTGCGCCTGTTAAAGACAGCGCTAGCGGCAGAGTTTGCAGAGCCGGTAACAGACCAGATTACAAAGGCAGACTATTTTCATAGCCGCGCCTATGGGTCGCCAGCGGAGAACATGCGCGGCGGTTTGGTGCGTGTAGCTATTAACATTGACGGCGCAGACAGGCCAGCGCAAACGATACAGGAATTCCCTATCTCTGACGTAAGGTTCTAACATGAGCCGCATTATACAGATACAAAACGATTTTACGTCTGGCGAGATAGACCCGAAGTTGCGCGCGCGCACAGATATTACCCAGTACAAGTCAGCGCTAACCACAGCGCAGAACGTGTCCATTCAGCCACAAGGCGGCGCAGTACGGCGGGATGGCACTAAGTTTGTGCATGAGCTAGACGCTGGCGCGGCTAACGCTGTGCGCATGGTTGGCTTTGAGTTTAGCGTTAGCGATAGTTACATGCTGGTGTTTACGCCCGGCAAGATGTACGTCTACAAAAACCGTGCGCTGGTTACTAACATCAACGGGTCAGGCAATGACTTCCTAGCTGTGGCAACGCTGACCGCTAGCATATTGCCAGAAATGAACTGGGTGCAATCCGCTGATACTGTGATTGTGGTGCATGAGGATCTAGCGCCAGTAAAGATTGTGCGTGGCGCGACAGACAGCGATTGGGCAGCCAGCACCATTACATTTGACTTTGTGCCAAAGCATGCGTTTACGCTGACAGTTACAACAGGGTCAAGCTATAACACTGGCGTGTCGCATGACCACATAGAGCCGTCAGGCACATCTGGCAACATCACCATAACAGCAAAGCACAGTGGGTCGGATGCAAACATATTTAGCGCTGGTGCGGCTACATATATTGGCCAGTACATAAACGTCACACCGTTTGGCCGCTTGCGTATAATCCGCAAAGTGAGCGCGGCAAAGCTAGAATGTTTTGCAGAGGTGCCGCTATTTGACACCGGCAACGTTGATGACGCTGACTGGGAATACGAAGAGGGTTATGAGGAAACATGGTCTAGCTCTAGGGGTTGGCCGCGCAGTGTAGTATTCCATGAGGGGCGCTTATACTTTGGCGGTTCCAAGCAGCGCCCGTCTACCATTTGGGGTAGCCGTGTTTCTGACTTCTTTAACTTCGACCCCGGCGAAGCGCTAGACGATGCGTCTGTTGAGGCTAGCTTAGACACAGGAACTTTTAATGCTATTGTCGATATGTATGCCGGGCGCAATCTACAGATATTCACTACCGGCGGCGAGTTTTATGTGCCGCAAGCGTTGGATGACCCTATCACCCCAGCTAACCTTATTGTAAAGGCGCAGACGTTTTTTGGCATGAAGCCGGGGCTACGCGTGCAGAACGTGGATGGAGCCACGCTATTTATCCAACGCCAAGGGAAGGCCATTCAAGAGTTTATCTTTAGCGACAGCGTTAACGCATACACATCAGACAAGATATCTCTGCTATCATCGCATTTGTTAAAATCGCCAGAAGAGATGGCGGTGCGTGTTGCCACATCAACAGACGAGGGCGACCGGCTGATGCTGGTAAACGGTGATGACGGGTCTATTGCTTGCTATACATTGTTGCGTAGCCAGAACGTGATTGCACCATCCGAGTGGACAACAGAGGGCGAGTTTATAAACATTGGCGTGGATGTTGATGACATCTATGTAATTGTAAAGCGCAACGTAAACAGCGCAGATGTTTACTATGTAGAAGTGTTTGACCCAGATACCCTGCTAGACAGCGCTACAACAGGCACCACAGGCCCGTCAGTTAACATGGCGCACCTAGAAGCGGAAACAGTGCAAATCATTCGTGACGGCATTGTAGAGCCAACACAGGTAGTTGGCGCATCACCGCATACCGTCACGTTTGTATCAGCGGCAACAGCAACTTTTCAAGTGGGGCTAAACTTTACGCCTGTTATGAAAACATTGCCGGTTGAGCCAAACTTGCCTAGCGGGTCGTTAAAAGGATTTAAGAAACGCATCTTTGAAGTAAACGCAGAACTGTTTGAAACGCAGTCTTTGTCTATCAACGGGTCACTGATACCGTTTCGCAGTTTTGGCACAAATGTGTTAAACTCATCCGTGCAAGACTTTACCGGCATTAAGACCATTAACAGTATGCTTGGTTATAGCTATGATGGGCAGATAACAGTAACCCAAGATGTGCCGCTGAAAATGTCAGTGTTAGGCATCGAGTACAAAGTTAGCATAGGGCAATAGTATGGCACAGGTTGCAGTACCAGTTGGAATAGCCGCAATATCGGGCGCAGCGGGGATACAGGGCGCCAAGGCAGAGGCGCGCGGTCTAGGTGCGCAAGCAACGCAGACCCGCATGCAAGCGCGCTCAGAGGCGCTAAAGTACAAGCAACAAGGCGTGGCCGTGTTGGACAATATGCTACGCACTATGGCGACACAGAGAGCCGCCGCTGGGGCTGGCAATATTGATGCGTATTCTGGTAGCGCGGCGTTTATGCGTGTGATGACGCAAAAGGCGGGTGCTGGTGAATACTACACCACACGCGAGGGGCAAACCATTGTAACTCGGCAAGGTGAGTTGCAAGCTATGGAATATGAGCGCCAAGCAAGCGCCGTTGTGAAGGCAGCGCGCAATCAGGCTATTGTGGGCATGTTGCAAGCTGGCGCTACCGGCGCAATGATGGGCGGCGCGCCTAGCCCGACAGGTGGTTTGGGATTGAGCGCACCGGCAACATACCAGCCGCTAGCTATGTCCACTACATACAACCCGCTGCAACAAACATCATCACAGCAATTTATGAGCTTACTGGGCGATTAATATGGCAGAGCGTTTAAAAAGATACAGACCACTAGGCGTTAGCATCCCCACCGTGCCAACCGTGGACTATGTGGCTACGGGCCGGGCGCAAGCCAGAGCGATGGCGCCCATCCAGCGTGGCTTGGATAGCATGACAGACTTTGCGCTAAAGAAGTTTGAGGAAAAGGCGCTGATAGAGGGTGCTGAGTACGGCGCCCAAAACGCGCCTACAAAGCAACAGCTACAGGACGCGCAGGGTGATATTGAGGATCTGGTACCGGGCGACCAGACTACCGTGTTTGGTCGTGCCGCACGCAAGGCTGCGCTGCAAAGCATGACGACAAACTTTGAGATGTCAGCGCGTGAGCAAATGGTAAACTTGCGCATCCAAGCGCAACAGGAAAACATGGACACGGCCACGTTTACCGAACAGTCGAATGCGATTATTGATGGCTATACATCAACGCTACAGGACATCAGCCCGGCAGCGGCGTTAAACTTTCGCGCCACTATGGCGACTGTTGGCAACAGTGCCTTGCTTTCGCATTCCAACAAATTGCTGGAAGAGCAACGGCGCCAAGACAAAGTAACAGCGTCTGACAATGTAGACTTAATTATCAACGGCAGACCAGATGATATGTATTTTGGCAGCCTGTCAGATATATTTGAGCAAGGGTCTACAGCAAAAAGCGCTACACAAGATTATGTTTCTATGGTTGAAAAAATAGAAATGCAGAGACTGTCTGTTATTGATATGGCCACTGAAATTGGCGACCCTGCGTTTTTGTCTAGCAAGCTAAAGGCGTTTGATGAAAAAGTAGACGAGCTTTATGGCACCAGCACTTCTGGCTGGCTTAACCAAGCACCAGCAGAACGCTTGCATCAATTATCTACAGGCAAAATAACCGACACGCGGTTTGCTGATATTTGGTCTAACATGACAACAGACCAACAACAAAAATCGTCATTATATGCGCGCCAACAATTACGAGACATAGAGGCTACAAACACTTCCTTGAGCCAAGCGGCTGAAAGAAAAAGAACAAAAACATCTGAAAGCTTGCTGGTAACAATTGCAGACAAGCGTTTAAAAAACGAAGATTACGCTGAAGATTTACAGCAATTAAAAACAATAGACGGCTCTGCGTGGATTGACATATCTAGCCAGATTAGAAGCGATGGCGCAATTGACGACCCTTCTACAGTGGCAAACTTAAATCTAGCGTCTGTTGATGGTATGCTAACCATGGACATGGTCAGAGGCGCGTATAGTCGGGGGAATTTAAGCAACCCTACTTTTTCTAACATGTTAGATAAGGTGAAGTCTGGCAGAAACGAGGCGCACCGCGAGGCAATGACCTTTGTTAAAAACTCACTGTTGCCTGATGTAGCTGTGGCAGACCTTACAATACTGTCTGACGACAGCGACACAAAAAGATTAGCTAGACAGGTTGCCGACATTGAAAACAGATTAATACAGGCGGTAAAAGTAAACCCAGACTTAAACAGGTTTGACTTTGTGCAACCCCTTGTAAAAGCGTTCCAAGTAACAGAGGAAGATGTTTTGGCAAAGAAAACTGCTTCCGCGCAAAGCCGTTTTGACAGCCTTGTCACTCAAGGTCTTATACCTAAAGACGCAACTCCACAGGATGCAATAGACTTTGTTAACAGCCAAGACTATACGCAAACGCAAAAAGACTCACTTAATGACGGCTACAAATTGTTGATGGATTGACATGAAAGACCTAGAAGCTGAATTAATGAACAGCTATTCCTTGATGGATAGCGGCGGCAACATCGAGCTATTTAGAGGCGAGGATGGGTCTGTGACCATGCGCCCTAGTCCAATGCCTTATTTGCGTAGCCCAATGCGTCAGGCAGAGCCGCAGAGCAGCCTAGAGCGAACTGTAGAAGAGCTGCCAGCGGCTGTTGGTGGCCTTGCGGGTGGCGCAACGGCGGCAACAGTCGGTCTGCCCGGAGACATAGCCGGGCTTGCGGCTGGCGCGTACAAGGCGCTATTTCCAGACGAGGGCGAGGGCAGGCTAGAGGCGTTTACAAATACGTTATCAGACATATCAGACAAATATGGGTCTGGCGCAGTTAAGGGATATTTGCGCGACCAAGCGGAGAAAGTGGGCGCATCTGATGCGCAGATAAAAGTGCTTGAAGAAGCAATGGCTTTGGGCGAGTTTGGTGGCGTTGGTGGGTTGGCTAAGGGTCTGGTGACTAAAGGGCCACAAATCCTGTCTAAAGCTGGTGATTTTATCGAGGGTGCAGGGGAAGGCGCAAAGGCGCGAATGGGCGGCGCCACGCTAACCAGCGGCGTAGACCCAGACCCGCTGATTGCTGCGGCTGGTGATGCTGTGGCCAAGTTTCGCGCACCCACAGAAAAGCAACCCGGTGTCATTGCGTTTCACGGGTCTGGCGCAGACTTTGATGAGTTTAAGCTAGAGAAGATTGGCACGGGTGAAGGCGCGCAAGCCTATGGCTATGGGCTGTATTTTACTGACAGCGAGGATATAGCGAAGTTCTACCGGGACAGCATTAGCAGGGGCAGAAGTAGCATAGTCTATGATGGCGATGCTGTTAGAAGCGCAAGACAGGCTGATGGCCTTACAGACCGCGAAATGATTTTGGACACAATCGCAGGTGAAATGGCGTCTTTTGACCAGAAGCCAGAAAATGTGATTGCAAGAAAAATCAAAAATCTAAAACAAGAAATTGATGACCCAGTAGATATTTCTGCTTATGGGGATGACGCAGAGGCACAAGAGCTTAAAGATGCAATTATTGCCTCATCTAAACGTGAATTAGAAATTTACGAAAGCATCGACCCAGATAAGTTTGGGCGTGGCAAAATGTACAAAGTTGGCCTTGAGCCAAAGCCAGAAGATATGCTGGATTATCAAACAACATTTGCCGACCAACCAAAGAATGTGCAAGACGCGCTAAAGGCAATTGGGTATCATGTAGAGACAGACGCAACAGGCATGAAGAACGCGACAGCACAGGTCGAGCTTGCAATGAAGCGGCCAATGCCCGTGATCCTTGATAGCCTCAAGGGGCGTATTACTGGAAAGATTAGGGCTGGCGAGCAAGACCCCGGTCGTGCCGATAAAATATTGTCTGAAAAACTACTCGAACAAGGCGTGCCGGGCATCAAATACCGCGCCGCTGGTTCACGCGCTGCAAGTGTAGACGCGGCTGATGCTGAAATGAATTACGTCATCTTTGACGATAAGATGGTTAAGATACTTGAAAAATATGGTATTGTTGGGCCGGTAGCTATTACAGGCGCAGCCGCGCCACAACAGGAAGGCGAGAGCGATGGCCGATCTGCTTGAAGAAAAAACAGACGAAATGGTAGCCAGCACTGAGGCAAAGGATGTTGCCGCAGAGCAAAAGACTATGGATTTGTTTGAGCATGAGCCTGACACGCCACAAGAAATGACCACCGAAGAAACGGTGAGCGTCATACAAGAGGGCATGGAGCAAGCGCCGTCTGTCGATGACCCTGAAAACATCGAGGTCGCCGCCACCGGGCCTATAATAAACTACCTTAAAAAGCGCACCCGTCAGGCCGAGGTAAATCTAGGCAAAAAGCTGCCTGATGAGCCGGTGCAAGAGGTTGGCGGTAGGCTAGTTATTAAAGAGGCCGCGCAAGAGGATGTTGACGCTATTAGCCAAGCGCTAGGTGGCCAATACGTTAAGGGGCTAAACTTCCCGCAGATATCAGAGCAAATGGGTGAGTTTGACTTAGCCGACTACACAGCTAGGCTAAAAGACGCAAACGAAGAACTATTTGAAAAAGCACGGCGTGGCACTGTAGGATTTGACGCTGTGCTAGAGGGCGTCAAAGAAAAGGGCGTGAATAACATTGTTGTCGATATGCTTACGCGTAAGCCCGGCATGGCGGCTAATGCGGAAGAAGTGCTTGGCGGCATTATTGGGTCGTACCAGCTAATTAAAGAAACAGACGCGGCTCTTATTGCGGCAAAGCAATTGCCAGAGGGCGCAGACCGCGAAGCGGCTATGACGCGCTTTATGCAGTTAATGTCAGCGCAGGGCGTGCTGTTGGCCAATGTCAGCGGCGCTGTATCTGAGGCCGGTCGCACGTTGCAAGTTGCTGGCGTGGTCGGCAAGAAGCTGGAACTAGGCGAGATTGGTGAGCGCGCGGAAGGCATTACCAGAATGTTTGGCGCTGAGAATATAGAGGACTTTGAGCATATTGGCGAGGCTTACATGGCGTTGCCTGACGCGCTTGCAAAGGGCAAGTTTGTTGAGCAAAGTCTAGGCGCAAAAACTATGGACGTTATAACAGAGGTTTGGATTAACTCTATACTATCGGCTGGCACCACACACGCAGTAAACATAGCCGGTAACAGTATGTTTATGATTACCCGAACAGCGGAAACAGCACTTGCGTCTGGCATTGGCAAACTGCGCACTTTGCGGAAGGGCAGCAACCCAGAGAGAGTAAAGGCGCGCCAAGCCATTGCCCAGCTTAATGGTATTAGAAAGGGCTTGGGCGATGCGTTTTTTGTCGCCGCTAAGTCATTTATAACAGAGGAAGGCACAGAGGCGGCGACAAAAATTGATGTTCGCAACAGACGCGCAATAGGTACAACAGGCGACCCGCGCGAGATAATGCAAGAGATCAGAAACAAAAACACCGGCGCTGCGGTTGTTAGCACGCTGGGCGTGTATGCGCGCATGCCGGGTCGTTTCTTGTTGGCAGAAGATGAGTTTTTCAAGGGCATAGCCTACCGCATGACAGTGCATGAGCAAGCAGAGATAGCGGCTGGCAACTTGTATGATGAGCTAATAGATGCGGGTAAGAGCGTAGAAGAAGCTAGGCAGATGGCGGCGCTAGAGCATGCAAGCATTTTGGCAGAGCCGCCTGTTAGCGTTATGAAAACCGCCAAACAAGCGGCCAGAGAGATGACGTTTCAAAACGATGTGGATGGTTTGCTTGGCGGATTGCAGGGGATTGCATCACATCCAATAGCAAAGCTGTTTGTGCCGTTCTATCGCACCCCAACAAACATCGTAAAGCAAACGCTTACGCGCACGCCCTTGGCGGCCCTAAGCCCAAACATTCGTGCGCAAATAAAAGCCGGCGGACGTGACGCAGATATAGCTTTATCAAAAATGGCGCTTGGGTCTACAATTATGGGCGGGTTTGCGTTTGCATCTATGGGCTTAGACGACCCTGATGAGCGCGTTATTATAGTTGGCAAAGGCCCGAAAAACGCAAAGTCCCGTCAGGCCATGCAACGTATCGGAATACAACCTTATTCGCTAAATTTTAAAATATACAATGATGACGGTACATGGACAGGCAAGTATAAGTCCATGACCTTTAGCCGGTTAGACCCAATGTCGGGGCTGTTGGCTATGTCTGCTGACTTTGCTTACTATGCACAATACGAGGATGACAGTGGCACGCTAGACAATCTTGCTATGGCAGCTACCGGGGGCATTGCCGACTACACTCTGTCGCTGCCATTCTTGCAGGGCGTGCAAGAGCTATCGTCAATATTTAGAAGCGAAGAAAAAATGACCGAAGCCGCTTTCGAGCTAGCGGCCAAAAAGCTAACTGACGCCGGTTTGTCTTTGCTTCCAACTGTCTCGTCTGGCACAGCGTCTCTTGAAAGAACTATGGAGCCGGGAGAGGGCGCCGCTGGCCCGGTAGCTGGCTCTTACTTGCTGCCAGAGGGTCAAGTGCTTGGCACAGACATCACAGAGCTACCCGCGTTTGCAAGAGGCTTTTATATGTCGTTGCAAAAAGCAAAGGCGCGCAACCCATTCTTTAGCGATACTGTTGAGCCACGGTTGAACCTGTGGGGCGAAAGGATGATGGAAGGCACCGGCGCTGGTTGGGAAATGATTTCGCCAATACGCATCGCTGAAACAAAGTTTAGCGCGGTTGACCAAGAGATAATGAGACTTGGGCAAGGCATACCAATGCCGAGCAAAAAGATAGACGGCGTGTTACTAAACGCAAGCCAGTACAATAAAATCCTAACTTACATGAACAAAACAGATGCACGCGGCAGACAAGAGGGCGAGGATGGCTTTGACTACAGTCTAACGCTTTTGCCTTTATTAGAGGCGCGCATACTTACAGACCAATATAAAGCCTTGCCAACCAGAGAAGAGCAGCGCGAGGACTTGATGGATTACATCAGCCAGTTTAAAAGCGCGGCTATAAAAAGAGTGCGCCGCGAGGACACGCATTTAGACCAGAAAATTATAGCGGTTCAGTAATCGTAAAAAATAAGGTATAATACCCGCAAGGAGTTGACATGGCAGACTATAACATCAACGCAGTGACAAGGCGCGCAGTCTTTACCGGGTCAGCCGGTCTAGGCCCGTATGCGTTCACGTTTGAGATCATCGACAGCGGTGACCTAGCTGTGTACTTCAACGCCGCAAAGTTAACAATAACCACAGACTACACCGTGGCCATCAACGCTAACGGCACCGGGTCTGTAACTATTGTGACCGGCACCAACGTGCCATCCACGCCAACGGGGTCAGACCAGATCGTAATCGTTGGCGCGCGTGACATCGAGCGCACCACAGACTTTGTGACAGCCGGCGACTTGCTTGCGTCATCCCTAAACGAACAGCTAGACAGCCTAACAATATTTGACCAACAGGTATCGGAAGAGGGGCGCCGTGCCATGCGCGCGCCTGTATTCGACCCAGCGCTAGTAGAAGATGGCGGCGTAGTGGATATGACCCTGCCAACCAAAGCATCGCGCGCTGGCAAAACGCTGGCATTTGATAGCAATGGTAACCCTGTTGTCGGCGAAGATATCGGCAACTGGCGCGGCAACTGGGCGGCATCTGTTGCGTATGGCGTGCGTGACCTAGTGAAAGACGCTAGCAATTATAACGTATATCGCTGTAACACAGCACACACATCCAGCGGGTCTACACCTATAAGCAGCAACGCAGATGTGGCTAAATGGGATCTGGTAATTGACGCGGCTTATGCGGCGACACAGGCGACCAATGCTGCGGCTAGCGCCACAGCGGCGGCGACCAGCGCGACAGCGGCGGCCACGTCTGCTACCGCCGCGACCACAAACGGCGCGGCGCAAGTTACCTTGGCGGCGGCGCAAGTTGCGCTAGCTACGACCCAAGCTAGCAATGCGGCAACATCTGCGACAACCGCATCAACACAGGCTACAAATAGCGCGTCATCTGCTACAGCGGCAGCGGCAAGCGCGGCAGCGGCGGCGGCAAGTGCTGATACTTTCGATGATACATATCTGGGAAGCAAGTCATCCGACCCAACTGTAGATAATGACGGTGACCCATTAAACGCTGGCGACCTGTATTTTAACACCAGCAGCAATGCGCTGAAGTATTACACAGGCAGTGCTTGGGTTGCGGTTGTGCCGGGTATATCCGACATTGTATCGGACACCACCCCACAGCTTGGCGGCAATCTCGATGTCGTGACGCATTCTATTGTCAGCACAAGCAATCGTGACATTACTATAAACCCCAACGGCACAGGCAATGTTCTTATAGGCAACTATGAGTTTGACGCAGACCAAAGCGTAGGTGCGGGGCAAGACGATTATGTGCTAACATACGACAACAGCACGGGTCATGTATCGCTAGAAGCAGCGGCTGGCGGTGCTGGTGCAGTAGGCGGTGGCAGTGATGAGATATTCTACGAGAATGGTCAGACTGTTACAACAAACTACACAATCACAAATGGCAAAAACGCTATGAGTGCTGGCCCTATTTCAATTAATAGCGGTGTTACTGTAACGGTTGGCACTGGCGAAACATGGACGGTGGTTTAGATGAGTACATTAAAAGCAGATACAATCGTAGCATCAAACGGCACTAGCCCTGTAACGCTGACGAAGCAGAGTGCGGCAAAGGCTTGGTCTCACCTTGATTTTAGTGCGGCTAGCGTTCACGATAGTTTTAACGAATCTTCAATTACAGATATTGCCACTGGTCAATTTACTGTAGACACTACTTCTGCGCTAATAAATGCAGATTATGCTGTAGTAACTAGTGCTTGTAACAACGCAAATTCAACTACAAATACTAACAGGGCTTCGCAAGGTACTGCCATTACGAGTTCACAGTATTATCTGTGCGCTATGATAATTTCTAATAATTTAGCTACAGATGCAGCATCTGTCTCAGGGGCTGTACACGGAGACCTAGCATGAGTACGGTGATTACAGACAACCTTACTGGCAAGACTGCGGCTGGCAATGTGACGATTACCTCTGAGGGCGGTGCGGTTACAATGCAACTGCAACAGGGGTTGGTTAAGGCTTGGAACACCACAAGTTCTGATGGCACAACTATATATGACAGTTTTAATATAAGTTCACTTGGTGATTTTAATACTGGACGGCAAGACCATAATGTAAGTAATAATTTCGTTTCTTCCAATATCGTCCCTACATTCAGTATTGGGGCTAATTATAACCAGCAATGGACAACATCTTTGGCAACAAGTATGTGGAGAACAAATAATTACACTGGTTCTGCTTATCAGGATGAGCGAATGAGAACCGTGTGTTCAGGAGACCTCGCATAATGGCTGGAAAAATTATAGCAGACCAAATAGAACACAGCACCGCAGGGTCGGTTGATACGCAGTATGTTGTTAATGGTAGTGCGAAGGCGTGGGCTAAATATGGAATGGATGATGCCACTATAGATGATAGCTTAAATCTGGCTAGTATTACAGATAATGGCACAGGTGACTTTACTAATAGTTGGTCTAGTTCTTTTGGTACTATTAATTACGCAAACCTTGCAAATTGTAATGTAGGGGCTGGCAATTCAAATTTTAACAAACAGGATTTTTACACGCCTTTAGTAGGAAGTGTTAGGTTATACACAACTTATCATAACGGTAGTTCTGATTCAGGTTCAGGTACGGCATATGATTTTCAATTTGTATCGCTATTAGCACACGGAGACCTAGCATAATGAAAACACCTGAGTTTAAAGGCACAAAGCTATGGGACAGACTGTGCTGGGCGAAAGAAAACCTTGAAGGCTATCAGTCAGACTACCGTGTAGTGTACGAGGATAGCGTAGATGAGTGCGCTAAGATACTTGTGCCAGACCCTAACTGGATGGCGGCAGCACTACAAGGTGGTATCTTACCGCCTGTCTGGGTGTACCACGAACTGGCAAAGGATGAAGCTCAGCCAGACTTCAAGAAGCATACTCGCGGCTACCTGTTGCATGAGACTGAGCCAGTGGATGCTATGACTGAAGAAGAAGCTATTGAGTATTTAATTATGAAAGATTGTCCTCAGTCTGTATGGCAGACTTGGGATGAGGGCAACCGCCCGAAGATGGTTATCTGCAAGAAAGAGCAGTTACCGTCTACTCGTGAATGGAGAAACGCTTGGCGTATCTCTGATGAACTAGCCGCATAGGAGTTTAACGTGGTTGATACATATATTGTCGATAAAGACGGTAATCAGGCTAATGCGTCAGAAGTTACCGTACCAGCAAACAGAGACTTTCGTGGTGCTTGGTCACTGAGTGGGTCTGTAATCTCTGAGGATATGGATAAAGCCAAAGAGATATTTAAAGATAAAATCCGTGAAGTGCGTCAGCCTTTGCTTGAAGCTAAAGATGTAGAGCTAATGAAAGCATTAGAAGCAAGTGCTGACACTTCAGCTATTGCTACCGCCAAAGATGCACTGCGTGATGCCCCAGCCGCATCTTCAATTACTAATGCAGATACGATTGCAAAGCTGAAAGCCGCATGGGACACATCTGTTCTTGGCGATAGCCCTTACGCATAAGAGGTCGCCATGAAACCAGATGACCTAATCATAGCAACGGGCGGTGTTAGCGCACCGCTATGGTTGCCCGGTCTAAACCAGTGGGTCACTCTGGTGCTTGGTGTGCTATCCATTGCATATGTAAGTTGGAAACTCTGGAACTTGTACAAAGGTAGATAGCCAATGCTTGCCGAGCTTGCTGCCGCCAACGCCGCATTTCAGGTGGTTAAGCAGTTCGTGCAGAATGGGCGCGAGATTGCGGATTGCGCAGACAAAGTTGCCACATACGTTAACGCGACAGAGGACTTACGCAAGCGCGCGGAAAAGAAAAAGCGTAGCCCATTTGCATCCAACGACCTCGAAGAATTTATGCACCTTGAAAAGTTTAAGAAGCAAGAAGAAGAGCTAAAGGAATTAATGATATGGCACGGGAGGCCCAACTTGTGGACAGACTGGCTAAACTATCAGGCGGTAGCGCGTAAGAATAGACAGGCGGCTATCGCTGCCCAACGCAAGCGCAACAAACAAATCATAGAAATTATTATAATAAGTGTTTTGTTAATGGCAGGGTTTGTAGGGCTTGCCGCGCTTGTGTGGTGGGCAATTTATCTGAAAGGATTGTAAGCTGGCGGGGGAAACAAGGACGGGGCTGATAGGCGAACACATCGCGTGCGCTGCCACACTGTGTCTGCCGGGTGTAAATGGCGCCAGCCTATGTCAACAGGACATGGTGGACATGATAGCGTGGGATGATGTTGGCTATCTGCGGATCCAAGTAAAGTCGTGCCGCATCCGACATGAGAGCGACAAGCGCGCACCGACCTATCATTTTAACTATGGGGCAGGGCTAAAGAAAAAGAAGGCGGCACGCGGGTCGTATGATATAATAGCATCAGTGGCTATCAACCAGCGCCGGGTATTGTACACAGCGCTCGATGACGTAAAAGCAATAAGCAAGCGCATCAACCCCCGGCACTTTGATGACCCTGATATAGAGATAGATAGCTGGCGCAATGCGCTAGCGGTTGTGAGAGGTGACATATGAACTGGGACAACTATCCAAACTTTAGCGAGGCTGAGTTTACATGCAGCCACACCGGCAAGTGCGACATGCAAGCCAGCTTCATGGAGAAGTTGCAAGCGCTACGCACAGCGCACGGCAAAGCCATGACCGTGACCAGCGGCTACCGCCATGAGACGCACCCGGTCGAGGCTGAGAAAGACAGGCCGGGCATACACACCATGGGGTTGGCTGTGGATATCGCGTGCAATGGGTCTGACGCGTATAACATTATGCGGCTAGCGTTTGAGCTAGGCTTTACCGGCATTGGCGTGGCGCAGTCCGGGCGCAATCGTTTCTTGCACTTGGACACATACACCAAGCCGCCTCGGTCTAACGTGTGGAGTTACTGATGAGCGCAGAAGATGTAGCAAGAAAACTATTAGAGCTAAAGATACTGCCACGTTTTATGATGCTGTGCATGACAGGCGTTTACATACGTTGCATCGAGTGGGCGTTATCTCAGCCTGATTTAACAACACAACAGGCCAGCCTGATATCTGTTGTAACTGGTGCCATGACAGGCAGCCTAGCAGTCTGGTTAAATTCTGAGAAAAACTAATGCCTAGAGTTAATGAAAATACAGAGGTTGCACTACCCCTTCGCAACATCATATCAATGCTAGGCGCTGTTTCGTTAGCAACTTGGGCGTATTTTGGTTTGACAGCTAGGTTAAACACCATTGAAACAAACATTACTATGATGAATGCAGATTTGGAACAGAACACAGAGTTTCGTATCAAGTGGCTGCGTGGTGAGATGGGTAGCTTGCCAGCCGACAGTGAGCAATTCATGCTGATAGAACACATCGCCACTGAGTTAGAGAAGTTGCAAACAGAGATTGAAGAAGGTCGTGCGCCGTATGACCAGCAACAAAAACTTACATTAGAATTTTACGAGAAGCGTATAACGAGCCTAGAAGAAAACATAGAGAAGTTGCGGAACGGTGATTGAGCTAACCTTTGTATTATTATTGGTTATGGGTGGCGAGAAGGTAGAGTACACGCCTTATCAATCTTTGTCTGAGTGCTTGTCGGTACGCAGAAAGATTAAGCGTAACGTAGGTCACACTAATAACTTTGACCAGAAGTGGTCATGCAAAGAGCTAAAAGTTAAAGTGCAAGACGGCAACATATTGGAGTTTATAGACTGATGTTACAAGCATTGATAGGCCCAGCCACAGAGCTGATTGGCAAGTTCGTTGAGGATAAAGATAAGAAGAATGAGTTGGCACATCAGGTGGCAACGATGGCAGAGCGCCATGCCCAAGAATTAGCAAAAGGGCAGCTAGCTATCAACGCAGAAGAAGCGAAGTCCAGAAATGTTTTTGTGGCGGGATGGCGGCCCTTTATTGGCTGGTCTTGCGGGATTGCGTTATTCGCTCATTTTATTTTGTTTCCTACCGCAGATGTGGTGACCGCTTATATGGGGTATCCCCCCGTTTCATACCCGGCATTTGATATGGACAGCTTAATGACTATATTGTTGGGTATGCTCGGCTTGGGTGGAATGAGGTCATTCGAAAAGTACAAGAAGCTAACAAAGTAAGGGGCGCTATTGCGCGCCCCGTACTATCTCCAGCGTGTGGCGCTGGCCGTAGGTTTTTCGCAATATGCCCCGGTCGCACATGATTTCAACGTGCTTGCCAATAGCTTGCTTAGAGATGTTCAGGGTGGCCGCTAGCTGTGTATAGCTAGGAACATACCCCTGCGCCTCAGATAGCGCCTGTATAGCGCTCAGAACGCGATGCTGGGCCGGTGTCATTCTATACATTGCTAATCCTTTTGCTTGCTATATCGAAATATTCTTCGCTTAACTCAACGCCGTAAAAATTCATACCTAGCTTTATTGCCTCAACGCCAGTTGTTCCTGTGCCAGCAAACGGGTCAAAAACATAGTCGTTTTTAGAGCAAAAATTTTGCAAGATAAAAGCGCACGCCTCTGGGTGCATAACAGCCCGGTGTATTTTTTTATATGGGTTTGATGAATATACCGGGGTTGTAAAGTGGTTGAGTGTGTATGTTTTGTTTGCCTTCAAGGATTTGTTGGCTTCAGACAAAACCAAAATATACTCATAAGCATTTATGACATGAGGGTTTGGCATTGGGTTACTCTTATGCCAAACAATTACCTCTATTATTTCACTGGCAAACGCGCCCATAACTTTATGAACATCACTTCTGTTGTAACTATTTTTTTGAACGTTAAAGAAAACATTGCCACTGCAAACTCGCAAGCATTCCTTTATTGATTTTTGCAAAAAAGAAAAATAGTCATTTGTAACGTCTTTGTGATGCTCATACTTGTCGTTTCTTTTTCTGTTATATGGGGGCGATGTTAAAACAACATCAAAAGTGTTGTCCTGTATGTTTTTGAATTGCTCAAAGCAATCCCCATGTACCATTTTACGCATCGCCCAATTCCTTCACGGTTAAAGCATTCTGACGCACGCGCATAGCTGGCTTTGCCGGCACTACCTTCTCTTGCGTAGCTTTCATGTTGCGCATGCCCCATTTAACTATCACACGCTTACCATCCACAACGGTGTTTGCCTCTTCATGGTTGCCCATATAGTCCTTGATAACCGTTTCTGCGTCAGCGATAACCTCATCGCATTCTTTTTTAGCGCGCTTCGCCTCAAGCAAAGCCTCGATAGCGTCCTGAACCTCGCCGCCTGATACGTCCAAAGGCTGTGCCACATCATCGACACGGCTGTAGGCCACGTTGCCATCAGCCGGGTTCATTAGCGGATACCAGTCTATGTCTGCGCGGCGTTGCTCGAACTCTTCAATAGCCTGTGCAATGCGTGCCTGTACGCCAGCGTCAGCGTGATACAGGAAAATGCGCAGGGTTGAGCCGCGATAGAGTACACACACCGCGCCCATGTCTGCACCGGCGCACATCATCTGCGCCTGTAGCTGTAGCACACCGCGATGTGGTGGCGGCAAATCTTCCGCCGCTTGCTGCGTTGTCTTGATTTCCAGCAACAATTTTTTGTCGGCTGTTGAGAACGCGTTTGCAACGCCGGGGATTATAATGCCCTGCGCGTGATCCTCTTTCACCATGCGCGTGCCGGTAGCCATGCCGTCCAGCGATGCCGCCATGCGCAGCTTGTCATGGAAAAACGCTTGCTCGAAGTCTGCTTGCACATCAACAAGGCCAAGGCGCCGGGATGTTTCTGCAATAACCGCGCCTTCATGGATGTCGCCCCAGCGCGTAAGCTCATTGCCTTCCCACGGCTCCGGCTCCTTGCCAGCATCGCGGTCTATGAACTCAGCAAGCAATTCGTTTTGCGTTGCGTATGGTGATTGACCCATCAACTGCGCGATGCGCGAGGCTGATAGCATGTTGTCAGGTGTAAGTTTTCCGACCATTAGTTTGTCTCCCATTTGTTGGATTTTATTCTGTTTTGTTTTGCTGGTAAAATTTGCATATTCCAAGGAACGTGCAAGCCGCATACATTTTTGCCTAAAAGCGGAACGATATGATCAACGTGATGTTCTACGCCGGTCTGCATTGTTACCTTATCCCTTTTCTTGTAAACCGACAAAATCTTGTCAAAATGTATCCTTGCAAGCACTATGCTAGTTCTCTTCCAACGTATTGCATTGTAAGCAGATTGGTAAGGGCGCAGTCTTTTCCTGTTGGCTTGCCGCCATTTCCTTTGCTGCTCATTCACCCTTGCCCTGTTTTCTTCCACCCACTTTTTGTATGTGTCATTTCTTTGCTGTTCTGTTCTAAAAGTTCGCGGTGGCACACCGGCTTCCCGGCGCTTCTTTTCCAAACACCTCTTTGCACGGTTTTTTAATTTGTTGTAGCAAGCTGAACAGAAGCACTTCCCTTTTTGCTTTGTTTTTCTCATTCCAAAAACGCCGTTGATGCATGGCTTGCCGTTATTGTAATACTCTAGCCCAAGCTCTTTAGCTTCTTTTAGCTTGTATATGCCAGAGCTTTTACGCTTAGATTTGGCCTTGATGCGGATTGCATTAACACGCGATGCCGTACAGTCAACGCACGCGCCGCTCCGGCAATAGAACTCACAAACGTGACCATGCTTGCACGGCTTACCAGTAAAGTATCGAGGCAACCCCTGTTCCTGTGCCTCTTTGCGTGTGATGATTTCCATATCAATTCCCCATCAGATAAATAAAATTCCACCAAGTGTATTCTGGCCCGAAGATGTCCACCCAGCCCATAACCCACAGGCTGAGAAGCGCATATGTAAATAATATTCCCGCAACTTTCTGCATGATAATCCCCTTATGCATTGATTAAGTTACGCACGCTGGATGCGTGCCACTGACCGCCCATGGCGGTTGGTATCTGCTCTTCATTAAGAGCGGATGCGATGGCGCGTAGGCTCTGACCGGCCTTGCGCAATGCGTTAATGATAGGCATGGCTTGCGGCGCTACCTGTGCGGTGGCGCTAGCGCGTTGCTTGCCGGTCACTGAGCCGCCCTTGGCTGGGTCAGGTGAGCCGAGCTTTACGCCACGGCGCTTGGCTGCGGCTAGCGCGGCCTTGGTGCGTTCGCTGATGATGGCGGCTTCTAGCTCTGCCATAGCCGCAAACTGTGTAATGAAGAACCGGCCTTGCGGTGTGCTGTTGTCGATGTCTGGCATATCGGCGAACTTAAACAGCACGCCGCTGTCCATTAGCTCAAGCGCGAAACGTGCATCACGCGCCAGACGGTCGAGCTTTGCAATGAGCAGGGTCGCGCCTATCTCTTTGGCGTGCGCCAATGCCTTGGCTAGCTCCGGGCGGTTGGACTTCTTGCCGCTTTCGACTTCTGTGTACTCAGCGACAATGTCATAGTGCGCACATGCGTGCTTCTGTGCCTCAAGGCCAAGGCCGGATTGGCCCTGACGCTGAGTAGATACGCGGTAGTAGACGATAAATTTCATTGTTATGCTCCCTTACAAATCTTCTGGGCGGGGCTGTTAAGCCGCCGCCTTTACTTTTACTAGGGTTCGCTGGTGCAGACACTGGATATGGTAGCCACCAGCAAGGATTGTTTCGATTGTCACTGTGTTGCCAGCCACATCGAACTTGCCAGACCAGCCGTTGCCATCGTGCTTTACTGTGAACTCAGGCAGTTCTGTTACGCCCTTCTTGGTCAAAGCGGCAACGATACGGGCGTTACGCTTTTCGATAAGTGCCTCAACATTTTTGACGATTAACTCAGCAACCATATCTTTGTTACGTCCAAAAAAGACGTTGTACCAAGTCTTGCCACCGCAAACCTCGTGAGCGCCTGTGGTGTAACAAGAGCCAGACTTTCTGTCGTAGCTGTCTGTGTATTCCTTCAGAGCATCCATGCGCTCCATAGCCCATGCCATCTGAGTTTCCAGCATCTTCTGGTCAACTTCGGTAAATGCGGTTTTGATTCGGTCTAACATTTTCTTTCCCTTTCAACTGACGGTCAACGTGCCGTCAACTATTATATATCACCTTGCTATCATAAGTTCAAGGGTAGATAGCAAAAAAATATCAGGGCGATATCATGGCACAGACAAAACCAACACTATTACGGCTCAGAACCAAGACGGTTTTGATGCTGAAGGAAGCAGTCGAACAGTCGGCGCATCGCTCGATGGCGTCACTGGCTGACGAGATACTGGCGCAAGAATTAGAAAAGCGCCTGACCAAAGACGGGTCTGACCTAGACCGGGTGATAGCGGCGGCACGCAATGGTTAACTCTCGCAACAAGGGCGCATCGTTTGAGCGTGATGTGAAGAACAGGCTGCACGATGCGCTTGGGCTGGAGTTTCGCCGGGTGCTAGACCAGTGGGCAGAGGCTGGCTTGCCTGACCTGACTTGTGAAGATGACGCGTTCCCGTTTGTAATTGAATGCAAACGATACCGGCAGGGTAGCACGTTTGCCTCGCCGGCTCATTGGGATCAGGTTTGCGTGGCGGCAACCAAGGCCGGCAAGATACCAGCGCTTGTCTATAAATTCGATAGATTGCCGGAACGTTGGCGCGTGCCTATCGAGGCATTGGCAATGTTGGCCACGTTTGAGCGACAGCCCGGCGATGGATACGACTGGAAGTATGCGGTCGAAATGACGTTTGACGATTTCTGCATGGTAGCAAGGGAGTTGATGTGCAATGAAACTAGCGAGTGATATGAGTGTAGAAGAGTTTGCCGCGTATTTAAAGAAACAGCGTGAGGCGTTGTTTGACGCCAACGACAGGCATGATGTAAACAACAGATGGCGCAACCCAAAGTGGCGTAGCTCTGTTATATCTGCGCACACAGCACGCATCGCAATGAAGCGGCGTAGCTCAAACAGGCGGCCAAACAAATGATGCGTCATATAGATTTATGTTCGGGCATCGGTGGATTTGCGCTGGGGTTTGAATGGGCTGGCCTGTCGCGTCCAGCCATGTTCTGCGACATTGAGCCGTGGTCGCGCAAGATATTAGCAAAGCATTGGCCTGATGTGCCAATCGAAGAAGATGTAAAGGTGTTAGCAAATGAGCCAGAAAAAATCTCAGCCGGGGGACGAGATACAATTCTTACTGCCGGGTATCCATGTCAACCATTCTCACAAGCCGGGAAGCGCCTCGGCGCGGAAGATGACCGCCACATCTGGCCGCACATCCGCGAGATTGTTGCACAAAAACGACCCGCTTGGTGCGTTTTCGAAAATGTTTATGGTCATGTCTCCATGGGTCTCGACCAAGTGCTACTTGACTTGGAAACCGATTTGTTCGCCGCACGGTGCTTTATTGTACCGGCTTGTGGTGTCGATGCCCCGCACAGACGCGATCGCGTCTGGATCGTTGCCAGAAATGTGGCCGACACCAACGACCCAAGAAATAGAACACAGCAACATGACACTGACGCAGAACGGCAGGCGGCTAGCAAAAGACGGCAAGAGCAGTCACAGCCTCAATCTAGCCGATACAGTGAAAATGTGGCCAACACCGACAGCCAACGAGGATGCGGCTGGAACGCCAGCCGGGAAGATGCAGGGTATGCTAGGAAATCACCCAGAGGTCAGGGGGACTACCCCGGACGAGTGGAAACGTGGAAGCCTGAACCCCCAGTGGGTCGAGTGGCTAATGGGGTACCCAGAAGGGTGGACAGACTTAAAGGATTAGGCAATGCGATCGTGCCAAAAATTGCAATGCAAATAGGGATTGCCATACGGCAATGCGAGGCCAGCGCAACTGGTCAGTAAAGTGTAAAGGAAAATAAAATGGCACTTGGTTTAGTAAATGAAAGCGGCGGCGGTGGCAACATCACGCCAATAATAAAGTTTGATGCGAAGGTGGGTGAGTTCTACCGGGTTGAAAGCGAGAACGTAAACGGCGAATGGGTGCGTGAGAGCATCGAAATGGCGTTGCCGTTTGAGGTAGCAATTGACATGGAAAACATCGAGGTCGGCTATATGGCATTCGTTGCCAACCGCCCAGACTTCCACATGGTCAAGCTGGGTGAGCGCATGCCAGACAAGCCGACACCAGACCACAAGTCTGCGTTTCGCGTGAAGCTGGTGAACCGCGAGATAGGCTTGCGTGAGTTCAGTAGTCAGTCGAAGATGGTGCAGTCTGCGTTTGACCAGCTACACAATCAATACGAGGCTGAACGTGCGAACAACCCCGGCCTGTGTGCTGTGATGAAGGTGACAGCCACAAAGACTACAACCGTAAACACCCCGCAAGGCGAACAGCGCTTCAAGGTGCCGGTGTGGGAAATCAGCCAGTGGACAGAGCGTCCATCGGCATTTGATGGTGCGGAAGCACCTAGCGCACCGGCTCCAACGCCGGATGCGCCTGTTGAACAGCCAGCAACGAGTGGCGCTGACCTGTTCTAGCAGTTGGTAGGGCGCTGGGTTTCCTCCCTTTGCCAGCGCCCTACCATTTCCAAAGGGGAAGAGGGAATAAGATGACACAGAATATAGCAGCATATATAGAGCAGATAGCCAGACATTACTGGGGCGAACCAAAGGAAAAGCGCGGCCATGAACTGCGCTGGGGTACGCATGGGTCACGCAGTGTGGACTTGCGCAAAGGCACATGGTTTGACTTCGAGGCCAACGAAGGCGGCGGGGTCATAGACATGGTGCGCATCAATGAGGGCGCACAGCTACGCAGTCTGCCGGAGATACTGGAAAAGCAATTCGGCATAGCCAAGCAAGTGCAACAGACCATCCAGCCAGCGCGGTACATGAGTAAGGCATACGACTACATAGATGAGTATGGCGAGTGCATCTATCAGGTCGTGCGATACGAGCCAAAGACATTTCGGCAGCGCAGACCTGACGGCAAGGGCGGCTGGGTGTGGAACGTCAAGGACGTTACCCCAGTGCCATATAATCTGCCTGACATCATGGCCAACCCGAACAAAAAGATATTTGTGGTGGAAGGCGAGAAGTGCGCAGACGCAATGAAGAAGCTGGGTGCGGTAGCAACAACCAGTCATGGCGGTGCGAAGAACTGGCACGCGGATCTCAATAAATGGTTTGCCGGGCGTGACGTTGTGGTGTTGCCTGACGCTGACGAGGCTGGCAAGGCACATGCTGACGTAGTGGCGGCAAACCTGTTGCCCGTGGTTAACTCTATCAACTGCGTTAACTTGCCGGGCTTGGACGATAAGCAAGACGTTTACGATTGGCTACAGGCTGGTGGTACGAAGGAAGAGCTAGCGGCGCTGGTCACATCGGCGCAGCCGATTGAACAGGCGCCAGAGGTCGTGGAAGCGCCGGCAGAACGCCCAGACGTATTCGATGTGTATGATGTACACTATCTGCGTAACATGCCGCCTGTGGAATGGCTGGTGGATGGGTTACTAACCAAGCATGGGTTTAGCGTGCTGTACGGTGAGCCGGGGGCTGGTAAATCATTCCTAGCGATAGACATGGCGCTGTCAGTGGCGTATGGCAAGGCGTGGCACAATAACCCTGTGCAGCGTGGCGCAGTGCTGTACATAGCTGGCGAGGGTGTTGGCGGTCTGGGCAAGCGTATCAAGGCATGGCAAGCGCATCACAAGCTAACAGCGGATGTGCCGTTTTATGTTCTGCCCACGGCGGTGAGGTTCCGCGAACCAGAGGATGTGGAGCGCCTACTGCGCACGATAGACAACCTCGACACAAAGTTTAGCGCGGTGTTTGTGGATACTGTAGCGCGCGCCCTGCTCGGCGGTGATGAGAACAGCGCAACGGATATGGGCCTGTTTGTGGATGCGTGTGAGATAGTAAAGCGCCACTGCGAATGTGCGGTGGTGGCGATACATCACAGCGGCAAGGACGCGGCACGCGGCATGCGTGGGTCTACGGCGCTGTTGGGTGCTGTGGATACAAGCATCAAGGTGAGCAAGCTAGAAGAGACGGTGACGCTAGCGACGGAGAAGCAGAAGGACGCAGAGCCAATGCCGGACGTGGCGTTTACGATGACCCCGGTGGCGCTGATAGACGATGTCAGCGTGGTGATGACACAGGCTGATATGCCGGAGAAGAAACCGCGTAGTGCGAAGCTGACAGAGCCGCAGAAGATAGCCCTGCAAGCACTGCGTAATCTGTCTGTCGAACTGGGTCAGGAGCGCGTGCCGGTGACAGCATGGCACGACAAACACCGTGCGAAAACACCTGATAGCACGCGTTCTAGGCGCAGAGATGCACGGGATGCGTTGCAGACAAAGCGTGCGATTGTGATAGAGGGAAGCTATGTGTGGGAATACAAAGAGTTATAAGGAAACGTGCGACTGTAAAAACCTTAAATCGCACGGTCGCACGCTGAAGTCGCACGCGTGGTGTTGTGCGATAATCCCTATGGTTATCGCACGCACGCACGCACAGCACGGAAAAGGGTAAGAGGATGAGAAGAGTAAAGAAGCCTGATGCTACAGCATTGCGGCGAATGATGGGAACCAAGGTGACAAGTGAGGCAACGTATCGGAAGATACAAAACTACCTCACGGAATATGACCGGGTTGTGTCTGACTATGAACGCCGCTGGGGTGTGGAGAGATTGCCCAACCTTGTGTCACCTGAATTGCGGGGTAGGTTCTGGCAACAGATGGATAAACTCAACGATGCTATCCATCGTGATGCGGCGGTAGATGTAGAACATCATGTGGCTGTGACACTGCGTGCGTATGGTGCGCTGGAGAAGGAAGCCATCGCGCTTGGCGGTAAAGAGATTGGCATGGATGTGTGGACAGCGCATGCTGATGGCAAGGTCGTTGCGATAGCGCGTGATGAACAGGCTGTGAAGCCTATCAAAGAGGACATGCCAGACGCGCTGGTGTATTGTGTGCAAGAGGTGGCGGTGATACTGGCCAAGTGGTCAGAGCAAAACACGCTAGCCGTGCAGGTAAAGGATACGTTCCCCGGTGCAACGGTGAGCGCTGTGAAGAAAACAGACTTAGAGGACAAGCTCGATGACGAAATCCCTTTCTGAAAACAAGCGCCCGTACAGTGTCATGCCAATGCGTGCGTGTGGTGACCGCAAGCTAAAAGAGCGTGAGTTTCGCGTTCTGGGCGCGCTGTGTGCGTTTGTTAATCGTGCTGGGGTATGCTGGCCATCGCTCGATACCCTATGCTCAGTGAGCGGCTATGCGGAAAGAAAGAGCATTCTGGAAGCTATGAAGCGCTTAAAGGCTGGTAACTATGTGCGACAGCTAAACCCAAAGGACTATCAAGAGACAGCCAGCGGGTGGAAAACAAACAGATATCAAGTGTTGTGGAAGGGTGATGAACCATTGCCAACCTATGAAGATATACACACCGCCAAAGCGCTACAGCTACGCGCAGACCAAGAGGATGATACCAGTAAAGAGATAGGGGGTCTGGGGGATGCACAACCACAGACAGACACGCACGCTGGCGAACTCTGCCACGCCTACTTGCGCGCCGTCCAACAGGCGACAGGACAGGTCAGGCTGTACGATAATGAGATAGCGCACGCCCGGCGGCTGGCATTGCGTGACGTATCGGCTGACGATGTGCGTGCCGCTACGCTTGCGGTGTGCGACCAAGCGATAGAGAGGCGTGCTGGTGTGCCAGCACTGTCTGACGTAGTGCGTTATTTTGACGTACAGGAAAACAAAGGTTGATTTGCTTATGTACAGCGCGCAAAACCATGGCCGGGCAGAAAAAACGACCCCTTGCCCCCCGCCCCCCGCTGTGTACGTAGGGGGGTCTCACACAAAATTTTCCTCGGT